TACCTTTTTTGCCCTCCTCTACCATTCTTGCCCTGATTTTCAAAAGTCCCTATAGGAATATACATATATCTATCTTTCTATAGACACTTTTGGATTTTGGGGCAAAAAGGGTAGAGGTTGTTGAAAATGGTAGAGGTAGGCAATCCGCCTCCGCTTTTCGTATAGACAGGGATAAGTATTTTAATATATTTATTACATTTTTAATTATTTCCATCGTATCATTTAATAAAAAATTGAAATGTTTTTTGTAGATACTTCTATATGTATAATACAACAACAAATTATCAATAATGACGACAACCGAAGCAACTTTTAACTTGAAATTGGGCGAGAACGATTACACTTGTAATGGAGAAAAAATGAAATACGACTACATATTTGCCTCCTCTCCTTGTTTATTGGGAAATACCGACCGAGTAGGATTAATGTGTATAGTCTCGTTTATAGGTGATAATATCAATAAAGATGACCCTGAATGTTTAAACGCATTTTTGGAAGTGGTAAAAGAACAACCTGAATTAACTGAAAAAATGACGAAGGATTGGAATTGGTTTTACGACTTTTGTAATGGCGACTGGGACACTTCCATCAATCTTCTTGATAATGATAAGGAACTCCAAACTCGTTTCAACAATTACACCTCTATTTGGTGGAAAGTCGTAAATGCGATAATTCTTGGAAAAATCAAGAAAAGAACTTACGATGAATGGATTGAGAAAAGGCGTGATGAGGTTTCCGCATTCTTGGAAAAGAAAGCAGAGGAAGGGATTGCCGAACAACTTTACCTCGCAAGTTATAATAACTACAAGATTGCTTACGATTGGTGTAATCACTTGAAAGATTATTATATGGAACTTGTAAATACGCATATTAAAAGTATGGATTTGGTAGAGGTTGGAAAAGACCCAATCTTTAAATGGGACTACATTAAGAAAGCATCTATCATCTACGACAAGGAAAACCTCTTTCATTTTGTAGGGAAAGCATCATTAAAGGTAATCAAACCTGAAACACTAATTCGTTATTTCTCCAATCTTCCAAAGAGTATGTGAGCGTTGTTTATACTTACCTACTCCACAACAAAAATAATTAAAATTAATAAAAAGGGTGTATTTCACCACCTTTTTTTTCTGTCGTGTGCCTAACCATTCCTCTCGTAATATATGTGGTTCTAACATATATATTACTTACATTTATTTTCACGAACCAGATTAATATTAAATACTCGCAAACACTTTTTCAATTCACTCAAACTATATGACCTGTAATTAGGTGTCTCGGTTCGTCCTATTTTTAAATAATAGGCATCAAGGAAAGGGTATATATCCTCTTTTTTTAATTTGGAGAGTAATTCTTTATCCATATATATTGGTTAGATTATTTCGCCTTTTCATTAAACGCCTTTTGTAGGTCTATCAAGTTCTCAAATAAATCAGTAGATTTGCCCCACAATAAGTCGTGAGAGAATAAACTGGGAGAAGGTATTTTATTTTCAATTAATCTTTTCTCGGTTTTATTCCCTAAATGTCTTGCGGAATACGCTGCTCGTTTCTGTTTGTCTTGATGGTCTATATATGTCTGTCCGTCTTTAAGACCAAAATGGAATGTCTTTTGCTTCTCTCCTTCTTGTATCTTAATGGCGAACCTTTTGTATGGTCTTTTAGAACAAACCAACTCCAATATTTCAATCGGCATTATATTATAATCTAATATATTATTATAAGTATGAAAACGAAAAATGTTGAAATGATTAACGATGAAACCGAAGAATTAATCAAGGTTTTTTCCCTCAAAGGCAAATATCGTCTAATTGGTAGTCAATCTTTAAGAGCAATTCAATATGGAAGTGATTACGATATTCAAGTGGATAAATCCAATACCACTCCAAGTGCCGTAGCAAAATTATTTCAAGAAGCGTATGAAAAGGCAAAAAAGAACCCTGATTATTGGATTACAGATTTCAAGGCAGGTTGGGACGAACGATTAGTCTATCGTGGGGATTATTCCAAAGATAGTATTGAAGATTACTTGAAGAAGAATGCGAACCTCATTCCCAAGAAACGAGCAGACGCTATACGCAAAGCAACAGGCGAAGAGGAAGTGAAATTAATTAGAGACCTTTATATATTACGATGGAAACCTGCCGATATTAAGCGTGGTTGGGTCAAGATGATAGACGGCAAAAAGAAATACTTGAAAGATGCTGTGCTTGATAAAACGACCCTTAAAATAGACCTGCTTGGATTGGTAGGAAATCAGTTTGTAGAAGTAAGTGAGAATTATATTATCAAGACCAAGAGTGGAAAGACGAATGAAGTTCCTGAAACGAGAGAAGAAGTGGAAGAGGATTACGAAGAAGAAATCCAATATTACGCAAGGAAGGATAGTTTCAAGGCACTAAAAAGATTATTTAGTTTATTACGATTAGATGACGAGAAGAAGAATAAAAAGGCATTAGATAAGTTAGTAGCGTTCTTCAACTCTCAAGTAGGTTATTTAAATAAAATCAGGAATGAACTGAATATATTAGAGCAGGTATTAACACAAGACTTTAGGAAACCCAAATGGGAAGACATACAGGCAAACCTTCAGTTCATTAAAGAACAGATTTCCAATATTTATAGCATACCTTTAGACAACAAGGTTTTTAAAGATATTGACGATATGACCCCCAAGTCTGTTTTAGGTGGGGTAGTGGATTTGAAGAATTATTTTACGGAAGTAATTAATAATCAGTCCAAAGGTTTTTTAATGGAAATGCTGTAAATAATAATCTAATAGGAATATATAATGAACTTTGAAGACAAGGGACGCATACTTGCTTATTTGAAGGACGACGAAGAAAAAGACAGGAAAAAATGGCGGAAATTATACTTGACCTCGCAACCGAAAGAGGTGATTGGTGGTGCTTTTCGTGATGTGAAATTGAAAGACAGACCCAATCTACATTTCCAACCCATTCCTGATAAGAATACCGAGCGTTCTATTACTTATATAACAGGAGCATCAGGTTCAGGTAAATCGTATTTTACTCGTATGTATGTGGAGGAATACAAGAAATTATATCCCAAGAGAGAGGTTTATTTAATTTCCTCCATTAGTGATGATAGTTCAATTGATAAAATAAAAAATCTCCATCGTATCAAGATGGATAAATTACTAACGGAAGATATTTCCGCCAAAGATTTCAAGGATAGTTGTGTGATATTTGATGATACAGATTGCTTAACAGATAAGCGATTGAGATTGAAAGTTCAAGAAATATTAAACTCTGTCCTTGAAACAGGACGGCATTTTAATTGTGAAGTCGTTTATACTTCCCATCTTGCTACGGACGGACACCAAACGAAGCGTATATTGAACGAATGTAAGTCCGTTGTGATTTTCCCAAGTGGTCTTGGAGGGCGTAGTATTAAATACTTGTTGGATAATTATTTTGGTTTGGATAGAGACCAAATCAAGCGTATCAAGAAATTAAATAGTCGTTGGGTTCAAATCAACAAGGGGTTTCCTATGAGTGTTGTGAGCGACAAGGAAGCGTATGTGCTGAATGACCCTGATGATGAAACCGATTAAATAAATATTATTTTGGATAATGAATAATACTTATATATGTATGTGTGGAGTGTAGGGTGAGTGTAGGAGTGTATAGTGTAGGGTCTCCAAAAGTCCATTAGTAAAAAAAATCTGGAAGGGTTGAAAATCATTTGTAGCAACTTTATATTTACCCTACACACCCTACACACCCTACACTTTTATTATATGGTAAGGATAAAAAAGATGATAATAGGAATAATCAACCCTATTATCGTCTCAAATATATACTTTTCTTAATTTTTTAAAATCTTGGTGTGGTGTAGGGTAGGATTGCTGACCCTACACTCCTCCAAAATACCCTACACTTTCCACTATACTTACCTAAATCTCTACGACCAGTCTCTTTTCTGCCTCTTGACCCTAATGACTTTTCCATTACCACATCTAACCTCTACGGAGTTAGTATCATCAAGCACCTCCTCTGTTGTAGCAGCGGCATCAGCAATCTTGTCCTCATTCTCGTCCTCCTCTGTAGTAGCGTCCTCACCAATTTTACAAATCATTTCTGCCTCCACATCACTATCACTATCACTACCATTTCCTCCTGCTGCTTGAGAACTCAAGTCAAGCAAACAAACTCCAATTTTGTAGTGCTTTCGCAAGTTTTCAAGGTGAAACATCGTTCTTGCTCCCTTGTTGGTGCGAGTGCCTTTCCCAATACAACCTTTCGGTAAGTTAAGGGAACAAGTGAGTTTTTTAATCAAATCTCCAGTTCCATTAACATCATACTTTCCACCTAACTCATCACGCCATACACGAAACTCGGTCATCACCTCACTCCCATACCGAGTAAAGTATCCCCCATCATCAGTTTCCCACTTGCTCGTGTGTGCCTTCGCAACATACCACTCAAAGAACTCGTCCAAAGGGTTTCTGTTGAACTCGGCAAGTTGCTTGTGATAATCTGTGTGAGGAATGCTCCATCTGTTCCACTTGCTAATATCTCTACGCATCAAGTATGAATACAAGGATAGACAAGCAGCATCACTATCCCAAGTATCCGCAAAGGTCTTGAAATACTCCCAGTTTTTCTTGAACTCATCACTCATCTTGATAATCATATTTCGGCGTTCCTCCTCCTCCAACTTTACAGGGTCATAGGAATTGGTCGGTGTAATGAAACGATGAAACGATTGAATGACGAATGGTTTAATACCCTTGTCGTTGATAGTCATTTCAGGGTCAGTAATGAGTGCCTTGATTTTGTTTTCACTACCGAAAGAATTACGCTTGTCGCATTCACTCAACACTACGAGCAAACTACTCGCCATCAAAGGATTAAAGTTGCCCCATACATCTCGTTCAGGTTGCGAGGTTTCAAAATAACCGCCACCCATTATTTTCTTGATAGGGGTGAGAGCAATTGTTTTTCCTGTTCCTTGTTTTCCTGTGATTATCAAGTGAGAGGACTTTTCTGCTGGTCGTTGTAGTAAGTGTGCGAACCAGTTGATTACATACTCATACGCAGGTTCATCGCCATCACACATTACTTTAATATGGTTCAACCACATATCAACTGCTTTTTTGTCGTATCTCTCATCGGTTTCAAGAATATCCTGTCCGTAATAATCACTCGGTTTCCACAAGTTCAAAACATTAGGAGGACAATACAAAGGAGGAGGTAAGATTTTACTATCATCTTTGCGTTGAATGGTCGCATCAGCAATCCATTCATTAATGAACTTGGTTTTCTTGCGTTTGCCTGTTTCAGGATTGACTTTCATATAACTTTCGTGTTCGTAAGCATTAATCAGGTCAGTCTTGTTGAATATCTTGTATCCCTCAAACTTTTCGTCTCCATTAGGCAATTGCTCGGTAATTCTCTTAAAATAATTGGCGGTATTGATGATTTTGGTGTGGTCTCTTTCAAATCGTTCTTTCCAAATGAGATATGCTTGGTCTGTATTGGAGGATTGCTCCTCCGCAATCGCAACATCTCCCTCTGCTACAATCGCAACATCAGGAGCATCAACGGCATCAGCAATCACCATCGCTCGTCTCGTCTCAATTAAGTCGTATTGAATAGTCCATTCCTCAAATGCCTTGACCTCCATTTTCATCTTGAAACCAGTATTTTCAAATATAAACTCATTTACAGCGTTCAAGTGAAAGGTGTGGTCGGTGTAAGGTGGTGGTGGAGGGGTAGTAAATCCATCATACGCCAAATTAGCACGACGAGCAGTAATGAGTTCGTTGTTAATTCCATACTGATATGCTTGATAGAGACATTCATTTTCAAAGATGCCGAGAATGTAGGAGATGGTTGAATTGTCCTTTTTCCAGTCAGGGTCATCAGGACGCATTACACGCTCTTTAATTTCAGGATTAGCAAGAATTAATTTCTGTGAGATTTTCTTGACCTCTTGCTTTAATTCTTTATACCATTTGTGTCCTTTCGTCCAATCCTCGTAATTTCTACATTTCATCGGCATTTCATTTTTTTCAGGTTTTCCATTAATAATACCACCTTTTCTTGTTCCGTTGGATTGTTTCTCACCACACGCCCAAGTTTCCAAACCACCGCCGTAGAGAGCAGAACACACTAATTTTTTAATATGGTCTTTTTGTAATGGGGGTTCTCCCTCTACGGAATGATGGTCGCTCAACATTTTTACAATCGGTTTTTTATCTTTTACCCATTCGTCCAATCTCGGTGTAGCAATACGCAGTTTAAGGGCAAGTTGAGATAAGATGGTAGGGTGGGACGCTACGAAATCGTAATCAACCCAACCCTGAAAATGGTAAATGGTGTTGCGAATGTTTCGTGCTAAACAGGTCAAGGAATTATCCTCGTTGGAATAGAACCGACCAAGATTTCCTTTCTTTTGGTGGTAAAGGATTTTCAACTGATTACCATTTCTCAAAAGACGCAAACGCTTTTTCAAAAGAGTTTTACTTTCAGGAGTAAATCTTGGTAGTTCTAAATCAAACGGAGCATCACTCCCATCGCCGTTCTTTGCCTTTACCCACAACAATTCACCATTCTCATCTTTTTTTTGCTGTGTTTCCCACACACCATCAATCTCCACATATTCCTCTTGCGGAACTTTAAAGGTGCTTTCATCGTCCAACACTAACTTTGCTAAATGAGGGTCTAAATCCTCAATAAACTCCCCCTTAAAACCGCTGTAATCACGAGTATCCACGATGGTTAGGTCAATTTTGCCGTTGTCGTTCAACAAGTTCATCTTCGTATATACTTATATAAGATAATAATTCTTTAAGTAGTTTTTGCTAAATTACATATATAAGTATATACGAAATCTAAATCAATTTTTTATTAAATGATACGATGGAAATAATCCTAAATGTAATGAAAAAGCAATTAAATTAAACAGAATTAATTTTAATTTAATTTTCTAAAGTTCCTAAATAACAAGGGTGGTCGGCAACGCCTCAAATCTCGCTATTTCTCTTTGTTCCTTTCGTTGTTTTAATACATCTTTGTAGTAGTTTCTACGCTTCTCCAAGAACTTCTCGTATCGTTCAGGTTCATCACGCATTTTCTCTAAATATCTCTTTTGTTTCTCTTTCACTTTTTCCTTGTTTCTTTGTTGATATTTCGCCACATTCTTCAAATGCGACTGATACATCTTTTCGGCGGCGGATAGTGGAGGATTTTGGGGATTTTCGTTTTCCTTATTCATCTTGGGTATATACTTATATAAGATATTAATTTCTCTTTAAGTAGTTTTTAGGTAAGTATTAATTACACTCGGTCTCTGCTGGAAAAGCACCTACCCAACCTCTTCCAACGACCCCACCATCAAGCAGAACAGGATATTTGCTCCATTTTCTCCTCCTCATACCCTTTCTGCTCCATTTCCAGTTTAATATCAACAGAAGGGGTTATTACTCTTTCACCCATTATATAAGACACTTCTTCTAATTCTTTTGTTTGTGAATGATGGTTGCGTATGGCGTGTATATTACAAGGTCTAAATAACACCAATCTTCCACTAAACTTTTCCACTCCAAAATGATATATTTTCTTATCACCTCGCTTACAAATACCCTCAATATCATCACATTCTATTCCTTCTATTGTTCCTGTGTATTTCACAAAGAAATATCCGTCTTTGCCTTTCAGTTGAATATCTACTACACAACCTACAAAGTCCCAACCCTCTTTATCATACCAGTTGCTAATCTCCAAAGGTTCTCCTTTGTAATTACAAGTCCAAGAAATAGTCGTCGTGTTTTCTCCTAAACTTTCAGTATCCATTATATAATCTAATAAGAAAATAAATTAATCTAATCCGCCCAAAACTTTTCAATTGGTTTCAAGACAACATATTTACCAACATTTCTACCTCTTCCACTAAAAAATCGTGCTGCGTAATCTCTCGCTGCTTGGTCTTCTGCTGCTCGTTCTGCTGGGGTTAGTGCTGCTCTTCTTTTTCTCTCTTTCTCGTCTCTTGCCTTTCTATCTTCCTCTCTTTGTCTATCTCGTTCTTCCTTTTCTATTCTTCGTCTTTCTAATTCAGGGAAATCTTCTTCAAGCATTCCTCTCATCTCCTTTTCCTGTCTTCTCCGTTGTCCGTAATTTTCACTATACATATAATCTTTTTGCTCCTCTACTGCTCGTTTAAGAAGTTCGTATGCTCCACTATAATAGTTGGGTATTTCCTGTAATCGTTCTCCTAATACAACCTTTTCCAAGTCATACATATTAGGAGGCAATTTCATTTCTAATGTTTTCTTTTGTATAGCACTTGCCCTTTCACCTTCATCTCCAAACATATTATCAAAACTATATGGACTAAAAGGGTCAGCATCAAATAATTTCTTCCATTCAGGCAATTTTTCCTCCCTATAATTTATCATTTTCATCACCTTATCTTCATATTCCAATACTTCTTTCGCTCTTCTTTCTCCACGCATTTTTGTTGTTCTTGCTACATTTGCGTCCGTGATTTGTTCGTGTTTTAGGATTGCTTCAGGGTCTCCTGCTTCTTTCTTTTCTTTTAATTCTTTCCTTTTACGCTGTGTGCTTTCCAAAGTTTTCTTTTTCTTTGCTGCCTTTGCTTCTTCTTCAGTAGCATATTTCTTCGGTCTTCCTGCTGTCTTTTTGGGTTCAGGAGGAGCAACAGCAGTCGCTAATTCCACAGCAACCTCTTTAAGTGTTTCAAAATCATTCTGTTTTGTTTCCACTTTCTTCTGTGATTGTTGTGCTTTATAAGCAGCACTCGCTTCAGGGTCTTTAATAGCAACTCTGTATCGCATTCCCTTCTTTTTCGCCCATTCTTTCACAAATGTAGTCCAAGAGTTTCCACCACAAGCAATTATATCCATCTTATATAATTGCTAAATATATTATTTTCCACATCTCTCGCAAATATAATTCACAAGGATAGGTTTTCCAGCACCAGTTAATTTAAATCCGTCTTTTACTTTCGGTAAGGATTTAATTATATCCTTTAATTGTTTCTTGGTTAGTTTCTCGTATTTCTTTCTATCAAATCCTCGTCCTATTTCGGTTTCCACTCTATCTAATACACCTGTGCCGTGTTCTTTTACCAAGTTCAAGGATTTACTTGGAATAGTTAATTCCGCCTCTAATACGCCTTTTGCTGAAACAGGGTCAAGAGTAGAACGAATATTATATTCATTTTCCTTTGCTCCGTGTTCCTTTTTATAAGCATCTCGTCCAATACCAGTTGCTTTATTAAGTGTGATAATTTCCTTACTATCTCCACCTACATCACTCGCAATTTTTCCGCCTAATGAATGCCCTAATGTGCTGATATGTGATTTGCCGTATTTCTCCTCTGCTTTTTTCTGTATATCTTTTGCGTGTTGAAATCGTTTTGTTTTACTCATATTAAATCCCAACGCCATTTTTAGATTATTTCCCCAGTCGTGTATTCCTTGACTTCCACGATGAACTACTACCGCATCTTTGGTTTTTGGGTCGTAATAAACAGATACACGCTCACCACTCAAACTATTATCTCGCTCGTAATCGCCTATTTTTTGTGGTGCTTTGCCCTTTTTGTCGTAAGATGCGTCTAAAAACTGCTTAATATAACTGGTGCTTAATTTACCACCTATTAAGGTCATATATTCACCACCACCACCCATATAACCCACAGGGTCAGGGCAGTTTGCTCCAGAAGGCAAGAAAATACCTTTCTTTGCTAATAAATGTATTTGTTTAAGATTATTATATCCAACATTTAATTTTGCTTCGGCATTTGGGTCATATTGGTTATAAGGGTCAGCATACGGATTTAATCCTGCTTTGTTAGGGTTCTTGTCTCCTGAATGGACGATGAAAGACAAATCACGAAACAAACACTCATTCATTTTTCCTTTAATGTTTTCATTTACCCAAGACCGCATTTCTGCTGCCCTGCCTTTTTGGTCGGCACTTGCTCCGCCTCTTACCTTTTTTGCTCTTGGTTTTCTTTCAGTAATACTCATTTGGATAGGGTCTTGGTTTTCGGTTGCTTGAAATAATACCATTATTATATATTATTTCAAGAAAATATATTGAAAAATTGCTAAATTAAAGGAAACGAGAAGGCATCATTCCAGCAGCAATAGCAGTTCTGTATCCATCACCATACATATTCGGCATTCTGTATCCTTTGCCTTCAATAGCGGCAACTGCTTCACTTACCTTTTTGGGTGTCTTTCTGGGGGACTTTTTCTTTGCTATTTTTGTTCCTCCCTCACCACCTTCATCATCGCCTCCCTCACCACTATCAGCAGCAAAAGGGTCGCTTGGTCTTGGTCTTCCTCGTCTGCGTCTTCCTTCTTGTGTGAAAGCAGCACCCAAATCACCTGTTCCTTGTCCTTCTAATCTTTGCTGAATACGGACTAAATCTTCTTTTATTCCAGAAATCACAGCACGGAAACGAGCAAGAGAAGATGGTTCTAAATAAGTTGCTGAAAGGTCATCTATTCCTTTGACGGCGGCGACCATTTGGTCGTTTAATCCTGAAATGGTTTGCTGTTGGTCTGTGTTGAAAATAGCAAGGGAAGGGACTTGCTGATACATATAGTTCAGTAATGCTCGTGCTTCTTTTTCAACGGCAGATGTTCCCCCTATAAATCGGTCTATTGCTTTACTACCGAATTGAGATGCTGATGTATGACCTAATGTAAGTTGGTTTGATATTTCACCAAGAGACGCAATAATAGACACCATCTTCTCATACATATAGTTATACTTGTCTTGAATATCACCCTCTAAACCTGATGTGGTTTCTGTTCCCTTGTATTGTCGTTTGAGTGCTTTGACTACGCCTTTTTTCACAGAACGAAGGTCATTTAGTTCTTGTGCGTTTGGGTCTAAAAATACAGGCATTATATATTTAATAGAGATTATATATTGCCTAAACCATTAAATTAATCATCTAATATAATCCGTGTTGCTTTACATATTTAGATGCGTCTATTAGTTTCAATCCTTTCTCCGCCATTACTTTCTTGACTATAGCAGCACGAGCAGCACGACCACCTCCAGTTGCGGCGACAACATCTTTGGCGGATTTATTTACACTTTCAGCAAGAGATTTCTTTGCGGCACGACCGACTTTCTTAACGAGGTCTGCTCCTGCTGCTTTACCTCTCTTCTTCACTTCACCAACAGCATCTTTTCCAATCTTCTTGGTGCTTTCAAGAACATCTTTCAAGGACATACCACCTGAAGTTCCAGCACCAGCGATGGAGGAGTATAAGTCGTAAGCATCTTTACCAGTTTTCGCAATATCAACGGCAGATTTAAGACCTTTGTTAAGACCTTTTAAACTGAACTTACCGCCTACTGCTGCTCCGTGATGGACTTGTCCGTCTTTACCGAGATAAGCACCGACTATAGCACCGCCCTTTGCTTCTTTCTTGAGTGCTGCTGCTAAACCTTTACCCATATTAAATGATTTTCCGTATTTCTGTCTTCCTGCCGCCATCATCAAGGGGACGGCAATAGGAGCAATCGTTTTTGCTACATCAGCAGCACCAGTAAATCCTTGCTTGAAACCTTTTCCAAAATCTTTCCAAAAAGAACCACCACGCATTTCACAGGCGGCATCGGCAATTGCTTTTACTTTGTCTCCCATTTTTGCTGGTCTTCCCATACCAACTAACATATGTAGGGCAACAGGGGCGACTTCTTTGGCGAGGTCTTGGAATACTTGTGGAAGTCCCTTTGCTCCACCTTTTACTCGTTTTACACTTGCTTTTCTTACATTACTACTTACACCAGCACCAGCGACGGAAGAGTATAAGTCGTAAGCATCTTTACCAGTTTTAGCAATATCAACAGCATCTTTAAGACCTTTGGAAAGACTTTTCATACTAAACTTTCCTCCTTTCTTTTCTTCTCTTCCTGCGGCAAGTAAAAGAGGGGCAAATGGAGCAACTGCTTTGCCTACATCGGCAACACCTTTGGTAAAATCACTAAAAGAGAACTTACCTCCAACTGCTCCGTCCATACCAGCATATCCTCTTGCTCCTCCTGAATGGACTGCTATTCCAGCATTCATACTCATAGGAGGGTAAGCAGGTGAGTTTCCGTTTAAAATATATTTTGCTGGGGCAACACCTCCCTTCATTACTGGAGGTTCGCTATATTGTCCGTGAAATGTTCCCATTCTATATCCCATAGGAGATGGGTGGTAGGCATCGTAAGAATGAAACATCTTCTTTTCGTCTAAATCTCTTAAACGCTCAACAAGTTTCTTGTTGTAAGGGGTGTCGTATGTGATGTTCGTTTGCGGCATCTTATATAAATAGCGAAGATTTTAATTGACGCAGACTATATTTAATTGTATTTTCCAAAAAAAACACGCCTATTTTTGCTAAAGTGTAGGGTGGAGTGTAAGGTGTAGGGTGTAGGGTCTCCAAAAACTCATTAAGGAAAAGCAAAGGGACAGGGTTGAAAAAATATCCAGCGAGTTAAAACATACCCTACACCCTACACTCTACACACACCCTACACTCGTCTCAAATATTAAATAAATGTATCGTAAAACACTTATTTAATTAATTATTTTTATTTCTAAAGACGCTTAACAAAGGCGGTCAGCAAGTCTTCCACCGCTGGAAACCCCACCTGAAGGAACACCTCCGCTCATTACACCACCACGCTTCTCACAGAAACGCTTGACGATGCCGTGAAGAGGCATATTAAGCATACTTCCACCAACCATTCTTGCGATTTCAGCAGATTTCATCGCTGATGCTTGTTGCTTGGATTTTGCTGCTAAAACCATTTCCTTTGTAAGAATACCAGTATAGATACTGGATACTCCCTGTTGGGTAGTAAGAATACCTGAATTGACTGCTACAACACAGATTTCAGGAGTAATATTAGCACCACCAACAGCAGAAAGAGTATTGGTTGCTCCAATTTGGAACTGAAAGTTGTAGTTTCCAAGAGAACCACAGGTAATATAGTCAGGCAAACTCAAATCGTAAGCAGGATTGATGATAAGGAGAGAACCAGTTGTATTAACAGCAACACCAGTTCCATTACCTCCTGCCTCTTCGGCAACACCGCTAAACTCTCTCCAAGATTGAGTAGAACCATTCTTAACAGACATACGCCAAAGGTCGTAAGCAGAAGCGGACGAGAGCAAACCTGACTGGTTATTCAAGTTAAGAGAAATGTTTTGGATTGCGAAGAAAGCATTAGCATCTTGGATAGTCATACTACTCATCGGTTTTCTTACATTAATGATAAACAAGTCTGGGATTTGGTTAATCTGTAAGTTGCTTGATGTAAGAGTGGCGGTTGCTTGAGGGGCAACAGCAGTCGTGTTGGAAGATGAAGTCAAGTATCTTGGGAAATCCATATAAGGCACTACATTCTTGGTCTCAATCAAGTCGCTTGGTTGAGTAGAAAGGAACTTAAGAAGAAGTGCTGGATTAGCAGGTTGGTTAAGAAGACCTGCGATTTGGGTTGTAGATGTGAAACCATTAGGATTAGCAGCAGTTCCTAAAGCAATTGAAGTAATGTAAGGAGTAGCAGAACTAAACAATCTCTTACAAGTAGCATCAATATTGAATGTAAAGGTCATATTATTTACTCCTAAAAGACCTTGCTGGTTGTATTCAGGGTCTCCAAAGATGAAAGGGGACAAGAACAAGGGTTCAGCAACGATGGTGCTAATCTCAATCACCCAACTATCAGCAGGGTCAGTTGAAATCAAAGAAGCATCTTGACCTCCAGCAGTAATGGTATGAACGACATTCATACTAATAGGGTGAGAACCACGAGGCACTTGGTCTATATCGTAAGAAGCGTTGGAATAACCTGCTAAAGGATTGTTGTTGGCGGCAGCGGCATCGGCGTATCTCGCATAGGCACAATCAGGGAAAGAAGGAGTTGTGCTGTTAAATCGGTAAAGTTCTCTTGAGTTGTTAAGGCGAAGCAATTGAGGTAGAATATCTTGAAGATTGACTGATACAGCGGTGTTGTTAATTTGTGCTGTGGCGGTAGTCATCAAAGAAGATAGAGGGAATGCTTGTAAAGCATCGCTGTTTCCGTAATCAAGTGCCGATGCTCCAATAGGAACGCCTGTAGCAGTAAGGGTGAAGGAAAGACCTGATGTAAGTAGAACATCACGACCGATTACTACATTTTCACTTGGGACTTGAACCGAGAAGATTAGACTGGAATTGGAAGCAGAAGTAGCAGGAAAGCGTTGGTAAGTTGTTTGGGAAGCACCACTCTTGACGGCGAAGTCAAGGTCGCTGGTAATATCGCCAATCACACTATCACGCACAAGGACAGTTTTAAAGTCGCTCATCTTATACTATATCTAAATATTTTAAATATAGTAGAATTAAAATAATTTGCTAAAGTCAATTGATTTCCTTAAGCGTTCTCGTTCTGTGATTTTCCTTGATAGGTTGCCGCTTTTTTCAAGAAAGCAACTTTTAAAGTAATTGCTTCTCCACTTCCCAATCTAAAAGGATTGAGTTGTCCGTATTTATCTCTCCAATATACTTGAATATCAATATTGCTTAAAGGTCTATTTCCGTAAAGGGTGATTAGGCGATATTCACTTGAAGGGTTATAAGTCAAGTTCGGTTTATATTGTCCTGTATCACTCACTAAATCTGTAATGATATTCGCAAAATCACTATTGTTTCCTCCTAAAACGAGTTCCTGACTATTATTATAAACCAAAGGAGTAGAAACTTGATTAGGTTGAATGGGAAGAGTATTGGAAGTAAATACTAAAGCAACAATAGGACAGAAATTAGCAATCGTGCTATACTCTTGATACACCTTAACTGCTGAATAAGCAGGAAGACCAGTCGCAGGGGTAATTGTATCAATATCAACTGACCCAATATTATAAGGTTCAAAAAGGAAGTTTTTGCCTAAAGCAGCAGAATATCCCTCATATCTACAAGGGAAAGATGGGAACAATCCAAATAGAGGAGCATTAAAATACACCTTAATTGGTCTCTGTGCGTTAGGAGCAGCAAGTAGAGGATTGTTTGGACTATATCCAGCGTAATCAAAATAAGCAATACAAGTATCACTCGTAGTATCCCAATTTAATACTGGAGCATTCGCAGTAGGTAATGCTAAACCTGCTCCTACAACAGCAGCATTAAGAGCAGCGAAAGCAGTTTGGAATGTTTGGTCTATTAACAGAGGAAAAAAGGAATAGTTATACACATTAAAGTATCCTGTTTGGGAGTTTTGGAGACCATTAGCAGTTTGGGACGGAGGAGCAGGTGGAGAAACACTCTTATCTTGAGGAATGTATTGGACGAAGTTTTGTCCTGATGTATATATCGTCCCAGTAGCACTATCCTCCCACTCTAAACACACACTATAAATGGTGTCGGCGTTGTTTGGAGAATTAGGTTTTATAGAAGGGATAAAAACTGGTAAAGTTCCTGTTTCAACTGTAAAGCGAAGGATACTCAAGTAATAATCTTCAGGGTTCATTACAAATGGAGTGGTTCTCTGCTCGTTAAAATAGAATACTGGAGGTTGGGTTGTCGTAGATTGAAAATTACTAACTGTTATATCAAAGTAAATCTGGTCTGCTTTAGAAGCATTCTTAACAGGATTTAATTGCGACATCTATAATATTATATGAGATAAAAGTATCCTAAATCTAATATAATATAATCAATCATTTTAAGCAGAAACTTTCGCACTATAATCTGCTTTTATAATTAGTGGGATTTCATACCGAGAAGGAACTTCAGCGTCTAACTGGATTGTATCAACCACAGGGTCTCCAGCAGTAGCACCACTAATATTTTGTGGTGTGGAACTGGGTGTAATATTAGCACCGACGACTGGAGAACCATTAGGTAAAAAAGATGCTGTTGTTGTAGATTGATTACTACTTGCTCCACTATTATCTAACACGCCAACACTACGAGCAGAATTAACAGTAGAAGTCCATACACTATTAGATACACTTATACCTAAATCTTGTCCGCCTCCCTTGAAAGGAAGGTCAGGCATATTTGCTTCTGTGATGGTAAAATTGAGGTTTGCGTCTCCGCTACTACCTCCACTTACCAAACCATCATTTACATCTACATATTGAGGTAATCGTCCATCGGCAGTCGTTTTGTTCTGTCCTGTTGTTGCTGGTAAAATAAATTGTGTAGCAGGGTCAAGAGGAATGCCGTATTGTTGCCCCACGACTTCTGCTAATAGTGGATAATCTGCTTTGTTTAAAGTTTGTCCTTCACATATTAACCAACCTTCAGGAGGGACACCATTTCCCTCTCCGCCAGTAGTTCCTATTCTTGCTCCACCAACCCAAAACATCATTACGCCTATGGGTAGTGGATAATAAGCATCACCTAAAGTATTTGCTACAGACATTTATATAATAGAATAAGATTATATAAATGAGGTATTGGATTTATTTAACCCTCGTTAAACTCGTATCCCCCTTTTGCTCTAATAATTGGGACGATATTAAAGGTAGGAGGAATGTAAGACCCACTTACAAGCGACGCTGTAATATCAATTGGAGCAACACTACCAGTTCCGTTGGAATAAGAAACTTGAGGAGCAACAGTATCATCTCCAAGACCACCAACAGAGGAATAAGTAATATCATCTCTCACGAAGTTTTGTCCTGATGGATTACGAACATATGTGTTGGATTTAGAATAAACATTCGTGCCTTGAACTCCACCTGAACCATTATCACATACATACGAACCTACTATAGCGTAAGGGTTTGTTCCATCATATACTAATGGAAAAGTAGGAAGCATTTGCGGAGTTAAAGTAAGTTGTGCTGACCCAATAGGGGTAGTTCCAGCAGTAGCAGGGACAAAAACTCCTGCTTGAGTATCACCACAAAGGAGACCTCTATAAGTCCCTGCTCCGTCAGGGTCAGGAATATTTGGTAAAACGAATTGACCTGCGGCAGGGACTACGGCAGGTTGTTTGTTGTTATAAGTAGTTCCAATAACATCATATAGTTCAGGGTAATCTGCTATATTAAGTATTCTACCATCACAAACCAAAAATCCAGCGGTTTCTTCTAATTTTTGTGTAAGAACTGGGTTCGCACTATCACCACTCCACATTAATATAGTTCCCACAGGCACAGGAAAACCATTTAAATCTTGAGTTGAACTTGCCGACATCTATAATATAAGAGTAGATTATTATATTATAGATATATTGCTAAAATTAATAAGAAGGCGGTGATGGAAGTTGGAAACCTGCTAATTGGGGGACATTAGCATACGGATATTCTGTTCCTCCTCCTTGCCCTTGTGCTGCGATTGCTGCTGCTTCATTTGCCGCTTTTGTATCTTCTTGTTGGTCGGCAAGATTTACAGCAGTTTCTTCTGCTGCTTTTTGTGCTGCTACTCCTGCTTGGTATGCTGCCTGTTGTGCCTTTCTGTTTTGGTAAGAAGCATTATAAGAAGCACTTGGACTATATGTTCTGTATGCTTTCATTATATATAAACAAGTCATACCTCCGTATTGGACGGAATGGTCGTCATTAAGAGCAATATTACCTATTGCTTGAGGTGTTGAATTAACATACTGATAATCGGCAGAAGTCATACTACCAAAACCACCAGTTTCAGCACTACTATTTAATTTAACAATCTTGGGTGTAGAAGAACCTGTGCTGTTTGTAGCAGCAATACGACCTCCTGAAAATGTGCCTCTTGAACCAAAGTTTCGCTGGTTTGCTCCTGTTCCCATCGCCCAGTTATTATTAGGGTCTGCCGCTTGATAAGTAGGATATACATACGAAAAATTAGCAGCGGATAATGGTGGTATTTGGTTGGCGGCAATTGTAATAGTATCGCTGGAATGAATAACAGGAGGCAATAAAGCACCTGTATCAGCATTTTCTTTTAAAGTTTGGTTCGGCATTAAATAATTTTCAACATTATTAAGACGAGGGAGTAAGAACTCGCCCTCTGCGACTAAACCAACATTAAAAGTTGTTCCAATCAAGTCATATAATTCAGGATAATCGGCAATTTTTAGTGCTTGTCCTCCGCAAATGACGAATGATGGAGGAACTTTACTTGCTTTCCCCATATAAGGCAATATGCTTCCAATAGGAATTGGGAAACCCTCTTTCGCTAAAGTGTTGGATTGAGACATCTATACTATATTAACAGATTAAAAAAAAGGGTTATTTTATTTAATCTTTAAAACTTACAATTTAAATTAACTACAACTAACTACTTAATACTCTAATTCGTTTGGGTGTTCCAAGAAGTTCTGGAAATTACAGAAGTATCCAACATCACCCTTCAATCTCATCTCTTCCCATTCCTCATTCGTTCCGTGTCCGTCGTCTGCTGGTTGCTTATCAAAGTTGTTGATGAATACATATCCATCTTGTATGAACCTGACCGCTGCTTCGTCGTCAATATTCAACACAATCTTCAAGTGTTCTTTATTAGGACGGATAATGTTTTTAGAGAAACTATCCCAGTCCCAGTCAAACATCGGTTTCTCTTTCAACATCTCTGCTATTTGCTTAAAGAAGTCGTAATCCAATTTATCACATTTAATTTTTTCTCTCATTAATACACCCTGCGGTTGTCCGCAGCAACCCATTAGGAAGAATGGAAAGATGAACTCATTTTTTTTTGTTTGTTTCTTGAAAGAACCACATTTACCATTATTCTCGCCTTCCAAGAAGGTTAGTTTTGGGATTGTTTGTTTCTTGGTTCTTGGTTTCTTTTCCTTCTTTGGTGGTTCTTCAGGTGCTTTTGTTTCTTCAACGACTTCATTTACAGGTTCAATAAGAGCAGGTGGTTCTTCATTCGTTTCCATCTTGGGTAAGAAGACTGCTAATTTGCGTCTTGGGTCATCAACCTTGTAAATCTTTTGCTTACCAGTTTTCGCTTGGAAGAGTTCAGCAATCTTTTTGGTTTCCTCTTTGGTATATGCTAATTGGACTTTGGTGTCGTCCAAATCCAACTCGTAAATATGAGGATAATGAACGAAGAACTTTTTGGTTTCAGCGTCCCAAAGGAGGTCTTCTTCCTTGAAATGAGAATAACTTAAATATCCATTCAAGATGGGAGCAGGTTTGCCTTCCTCCCATTTACCAGCATACTTACCATACGCAGACTTCCAACAATCAGTTTCCTTTCCTTTTTTTGTAGTGTATTTTCCTTTAAGAGCGTAATAAGGGAATTGGACTGAATTGTCTATCTCCTTATATGCTTCTCTAATACCATCTTCACCAGCGGTGCGAATAATGATATTAAACAACTTGTCTCGTTGCTTGTTAAAGAAGTCTCTTGCGTTTCGCATATTACTAACATTTCCTTTAACAGCACACAGCGTATTAGTTGTGGAAGCAAGTTGCTCTTCAGCGGTGGGGGCGTTTGCGATTTGTTCTACGGAGGCACTCATCGTATATACTTATATAAGATTATCTCTTTAAGTTGTTTTATACATATATAAGTATAGTGAAAAAACAAATCAATTTTATACGAAATGATACGACGGAAAATATCCAAAATGTATTAAAATGTAATAGATTATATCACATATATATAGGAAATAATCTAAATATGGAAAATAGATTATATCATATTGATTATTGTATGATATAATTTTAAAATTATTACTATATAAGTATTGAAATAATCCAAATACGGAAAAAAAAGGAACTTTATTTAATCTAATTAACATTAAAATTAATCTAACTACATTTCTACCTAATTAATCTATTTTGCTTCTCTCCAAAACATTTTATCAGCACTCAATATTCCATTCTCGTTGTCGTCCTTAATCACCTTCATCTTCAGCAAGGCACAGATGTTTAAGCACCAAGTAGAATAGAAGTAGTCTCTGCTCTCTATTCCCAAACTTACCATCGCTCTATCAATCACACCTTCGTCCATTATCTTATTTCTTGCTTCATCACAGAGGCGTTGCTCCATTAAATCAAGTTGCTCCTTGTAATCTTTCTTTTGTTGTTCCATACTTACTCCGTGCTTAAGACCCAGCACTATCATCTCCGTTGCGTTTTTCATCATCTCTGCTTCCAAGTTAGGAGCATCTACCACTTGTGGGAATGCTGTTCCCTTATAGAAGAATAGAGGAATGCGGTGAAACTCTGTTGGTAGTTGAGACATTTTGATTGTTATATTACTTGTTCTTGTTGTTTGATGCTTATAGAAGTAAAGTAGAAATCTGTTTCAATTTTTTATTAAATGATACGACGGAATTAATCCATTAATGTATTAAAGTAATGAATTAATAAGATTTTATAATGGAGAGATGGTCTATGGGAATATATAAATGTGGTTTCTCGTCCCAATCCAATCCTGCTCTTGAAAAGTTTTCAACCTGATAGGTTTTAAACTGCTCCTCGTCATATTTAATATAAGCAAGGCAATCAGTATAGTTAAATAACAAGATTACATCTTTATCACTTCCTTCCACTTTGTTCTTGGTAATCATCGTTGTTGGATATGCTTTCATTTTGTTTGTCCTGCTCTTGACTTCGTAATTGAAGTTCTCGTCCCAGTAATCATATTTAGCATATCTATCGTCGTTTTTCATCACACCCTCCCCAAAATGCTCTCGTAATAAAGGAAGGATTTGGACTTCTTTTTTACTTCCGTATCTGTATGAGTTTTCCCAATTCACCATCTATATATTGCCGAGATAAAAATATTTGCCTAAATAATCGCAGAAAAATAATCTAATAATATATAAATGACTGAAGCACAGATTAAAAAGCGTATCGGCGAACCGATGACTAATTTTGATTTAGAGAAATACTTATCCGTCCAACCCAGCGACATCATCAAGTATAGCGAGTTGAGTAATTATAAACAGATTGAAGACCTACTGCCTAAAGACGGAGATTTCCGTGTATTATTAATTGAAGACAAATATAACAGCGGACACTTTGTAGGTCTGTTCCGTTTTGGTAAGACATTAGAGTATTTCAATTCGTATGGAGAGAAATATGATACAGATTGGAAGTTCATTCCACGAATGGTAAGGGTTATTCTCGGTCAAGCAACAAACGACCTTACACGATTATTCAAGGACGCAGCAAAAAGAGGTTTTAAAATAGTATGGAATAAGAAACGCATACAGAAATTAGACCCCAAAATCCAAACTTGCGGTCGCTTTGTTGTGATGCGTCGGCATCTGTCCCAAATGGGTTTTAGAGACCTTGATGAGTTCCTAAAAAGAATGGAACAACTGCGAGATTTAAATGGTGGTAAATCCCACGACTGGGTTGCTGCGAAATATGTTGATTAATATTCCTTTCCACTTCTCGTCTTCTTCTCTTGTCTTGGAACTTCGGTTATTCCAAAATCAGGTTTCGGTCTATATTTATTATTCAATATTTCATCAATAGAACACTCAATAGCATTCCCAGCAATATCGTAGGCAATTACTATTTTATCTTGTCTATTGTCGTGAGAGGTTATACTGAATGTTGATTTGGTAAAATCTATTGGTTCTTCCGTCCCCATCTTGATAGTGGTAGTCAATCCATTCGTTTCCGTTCTTGTGAGAACAGGTTTTTCTAAATGTCTTGATTTCAATTCAGGCATTATAATCTAATAGGAGAAAATAATTATTAGATTATATTTTATTGAAAAGGCAATTGTCGTTTTGCCTGATGAGATATTACAACTCTATTATCCGCATATTCATTATCAGGGTCTTTTGGTGGGTAGAATGCTCCATCTCCAGTTAGACATTCGCAATCTCTCTTACCACACGCTCCTCCTGCTACTCTATCATCAGCAACGCTTCTTGGTGATGGTGGTGCTTGTGCTGCTTGTTGTTGTGCTGCTTCTTGGTTTGCTTGTTCCAACGCTGCTCCAATAGCGGCAAAATCAACATTTTCCATTCCGTCGTTCTCCATTATAAAATATACAGATATAATATTTCTGTATAATATATGAGCGTAAATAATAGTTGGAAACACACAGAGGATAATGATTGGAACACTCCTAAACCAGTATGGGATAAAATAGCACCTCTCCTTAATAAGAATAAAATGTATTGGTTGCCTTTTTTTAACGACGGATATTCTGGTAGGTGTATGCGAGATAATGGATTTAGAACTATTGAAAAAGATGAGGACTTTTGGAAAACGATGTATGATGATGTGTGCGTTGTAGATAATCCACCTTATAAAATCAAGGGCATACCATCTATCAAGCGGAAAATAATGGAACGACTTTGTGAGAATAAAATACCTTTTGCTTTGCTATTTCCTACGACAACTATTCACACACAATATTTTAAAGAATTACAAGATAAATATGGTAAGTTTCAACTGATTATACCAAGCGAGAAAATAAACTTTGAGAAATATGAGGGACACGATAGTAAGTGTCTTTTCTATACTATTTGGGTCTGTTGGAATATGGATTTGCCTAACGATTGTATATGGGTGTAGGGTTAGTGTATAGTGTAGGGTGTAGGGTATGTTTAAACTCGCTGGATATTATTTCGCCAACCCTCCAAACTTTTTCTTAATGAGTTTTTGGAGACCCTACACCCTACACCTTACACTTGACCCTACACTCTTTCGTTGGAAGGGTTATTAAATGAGAGGCAAGACTATTTCTCATTATTACAACCATCAAGGGTTTAATATATCCCATTTTATTTGGGTCGTCAGCACTTCCGTCATCGTGTTTAAAATGAAATCCTTTCAGCGGTTTTTTCAAGAAACGGATTTCCACATTCGGTCTCTTATACATATAATCGTGAAAGTATTTTGTATGCGTTCCTGCTGGTAATAGAAAGACAAATGTTCCTATTGTTGCCGCTGCCTTTTCTACAAATCTGCCTATTTTACTATCAAATAAAGGGTGAATATAGGCAACTTCCCCAGTCCAATCGTGGTCTAATGCCGAGTTCTCTTCTGTGTAATATTTCGGTAATAAATGGTTATTATCACTCGCACAAGCATCTAAAGTAAATGAAAACTCATTAGAAAGTTGCTCCCATATATCCGTTGGGGTTCTTAAATATTTCATCTTTTTAGAACAACTAAAGGACAAAGTATTTTTTTGGATTTTTTCGCTCATTATATTATAATGGATTATATTATTTCCAGTATAATATGGATTATTAAATACTTGTTTGCCGACTTGATGTGGAAATGGTTTAGGATTAGTATTCATTAGTCGTGCTTAATATAATGTTTGGAAGCAACATCTACACTCGTTCCCATATCTTTTGCGTCTTCTGCTAATTCCTTTTGCTGGTCTCCGTATTTACTTGTTAAATAAATATTTCGCAGCATACTCACTCCCACTTTCTTACCGAATATCTTATTCAACATTCTCGTCATATCTGTTGAACTATCTATTGCTTTTCCGTCTTGGGTCATTAAAAAAGGGACTGCTTCTCCTGACTTGATTTCTTTGGAATATGGGTGATATTTTAAATACACTTTTATTAGTCGCTGTAATTCATCAGGTATATCTTGTTTTACTTGCTGGTAGGTCTTCTTGGTCTTGTAGTTGTTAAATACCCATTCCATCTTGGATAAATCAAGAAAGTTGTAATCATTACTGGAAGGCATTTTCTTTACGACTACCATATCTGTATAGTCCTTGTTGCGTCTTGGCGGTTGTAAGCAATACAATCCCAATACTACTGCTTTCAATAGTTTATCATATTCGCCTTCACTCAATTTACGCTTATTACCTATTTCACCAACTACTTCCATCAATCCACCACATTTCTCCTTGATTGCGTCTTGGGACAACCAGTTCTCTTCCTGTTTCTCGCTCTTGGTATTGTTGGTCTTCAAGTCCTTATTTATCTCTACGAGTAATTCGTAGTATTTATTATACAATTTCTTATACTTGCTTTCAGGTCTGTCTTTAAGAGAAGAGACAATAGCGATGATATAGGTTCTCTTGGTATTAGGGTTCATTCCATCAAGTTTAGAAAGTATTTCAGGTTTCCCTAAAAAGTTTAGATTTTTAATGTCCTTTCCACCATTTAATTTGGTAAGGTTGAATGTGTATAATTTCCTACTGGAAGAAGAAATATCAGGTTTGTATGCGAAGGGGTCAAAAGAATTATCCATTATATTAATCCTATAGATTATTTTTTCAGGTGAAAATCTGCTAAATAATCTGTATCCCTAAATAAATGTTGGACGAATATTACTTTCTTTAGTGTTTTGTCGTAGTGGATATAGACCGCTTCATCATCACTAATGTCTATTATTGAAATAAAATAGCAACCTTTCTTATTACACATTTATAGATATTCGGTAGATTATTTTATTTACTAAATATATAATGAGCGGTTCGTATTACACTTTAAACTCAAAATATAACCAGTTGAAAAGTATTTTAGCAGGATTACCTATAAGTGGTTCAGGACTTACAGCAGATTTAAATGCTAATAACTACGACATTCTTAATGTAGATAATATCACACTTAACACCATTAATGGACTTCCCCCTGCTGGAGCAGAGAACTTGGAGCAAACATTAACAATAGGCGATGATGCTAATGGTCTTAATATTCAAAATCTTAATCAACTCGGTCTTCAAGGTGGTTCTACTATTACAGACAGCACAGGTGATTTGGTGCTTCAACCTCCTACAAACCAAACCTTACAACTCGGTAATAATATATATGTGGATACTCAAACTAACAGAGTTGGTATTAATGTTCCTGTTCCCACAGAAGATTTAGAGATT